CTGGAAAAGGAACATGGCGGGCAAACCACCGCTGAGGGGGAAATCCGTCCCGAGCAAATCCAGACGGTTGACGACCTCCACCGTTATTTGGCCCAAGAACGAGCCAAAGACCGTCGGGAAGTAGAGCAACTAAAGGGCTACATCGGTCAGTTCTCCCAGGTGCAGGGCGTGTTAGCGGTAGGGGACAGAATTCGCAACGAGATAGACCAGGTAAGGCAGAAATACCCTGAGTTTAACCCTCAGAGCCCCCAGTATGATGAGGAGCTGGAGAAAGCATTAGGCGATGCTTACGAAGAGATTGACTATGACCCCAACACGGGCACTTTCCGCGGACAGGTAAGCCTGCTTCGCTTGGCCGACCGCTTTATTAGCGCCGCCAGGCGAGGCGAGAAGCAAGGTTCGCGTCGGGCCCAAACCTCGGTAGTTGACCGCCGAATAGGGCGGGTAAGAAGTGGCGCTAAAGAAGGCGGCGACGAAGTGGACGAATCAAAGCTCAGCCCCTCACAGACCATTGCCGCTCGGATGCAGCGAGCCTACCGACGAGTGCGCTAAATACCCCTAAAACGGCTAATTTCTCCTACAAGGCTACCTTCCCATCTTTACAGGCAATATAGGGCTTGCTAAGATATATTCAGAATTAAAAAAGCATATGGCAGACAAAGCACTTTACGGCCAGCAATCTACATTTAGCGCCAGTGATAGCACTCTTCACATTGGCATTGAGGACTTGATAACCAAGTATCCCGATTGGCAGTTCCCCATTCTTAAGCGTTGGAACAGCAACGTCTTCAAAGGACAGGTAAAATCCCACAAATATGAGTGGACAGAACGCGACCTAAGACCAGTAACCGCCAAAGTCGTTGACTTGACGGTGGCGGCTAACGCGACTTCCTTTATCGTTGACACTCCAGGGGTTTTCAATGTTGATGATGTTTTGAGAAAACCAGATGGCGAGCAAGTAATCGTGACCGCCGTTGCCGGAGGGGTGAATTTGACCGTGTCTCATTGGACGGGCACTCCTGAAGCGATGGAAGCGGGCGATATCGTTACCCGCGTCGGGGTAGCCTCCCCTCAGGGTAAAGACGCGGATAACATGGTTATCGTGGGAACGGAGGACCTTTACAACTACACCCAAATCTTTGAGGATGTGGTTGAACTTACGGGAACACAAAGAAATTCCCTTATTCACGGCGACGAAAATTCTTCTGAATTGATTGAGAGAAAACACAAAGAGTTGGCGGAGATGCTCCAGACGGCTCTTTTAGTAGGAGCAAGACATAAAGACACCGCCGATAAGAGAACTACGCTTGGAGGTTTGAAGTTCTTCATTGACACCTACGCTCCCCAAAACGCCATTAACTTTGGCGGCTCAGGCACCTGGAGCACCGACGATACTGTCATGGGCAAATTTGAGGATGCGGTGGAGGCAATTGCCAGCCACAATGGAGGCAAGCCAACCATCTACATGGGATACAAAGCGATGAGGAAATTCCGCTTACTTGACGATGACTTAATCCGCACCAATCGCAGCGACAAAGCTCGGGGAGTGGGAGTGATTGACACTTATCTTTCTCAGCTGGGAGAACTGGACATCGTCCTCTTACGCGAACGCACCGGAGTAATGAATGACTTAATCTTCTTCGTTGACGAAGAGAATGTCGGCTACAAGGCGATGAGAAATAGAGCTTGGCAAACTTATGAATTAGCGCACACCGGTGATTCATACCGCTGGCAAGTCTTAGGTGAATACACCGCCAAGATTGCCACACCAAAAGTAAGCGCTTATCTTTACAATCTTGGATTATAATGTTAAACTAATACTAATATGGCAACAGCAAACGGAAGAGAAATCTATGTCATCGGCAAGATAAAGCACGGCAACCGTGAGATGCCAATCATCGAAGACGGCAAAGAACACGACTTGCCTGCCGAGGCTAAATTCACTTACGAAGACCAGATTACTCAGTTCCCATACGAGACTGACTGATTAGAAAAGCTTTGTTAAGGTAAGCCTTTAGAGGGCAGGGGGCACAAAAAGCCCTCTGCCCTTTTTTTATCTATAAGCCTATGAGCACAGAAGCACGAGGAGTGATTACCACTTTAGCAGGAGTGATGGAGTTTATGGCCCCCTATGCGGGCGGCTCTATTCCTGCCGCCAACGATATTGAGTATGCTAACTGGCGCCGCTGGATACGATTAGGCCAGCAGGACGCGGCCAATCGGGGCTTCTGGCGACGGTTGCTCATTCCTACCACCATTACCATCACTAAAGATGAAGATACTATTAGCCTGCCCGAGAACTTTCACAAAATCAACGGCCTCTATCTTCTTGAAGTAAACGGCGAAGATTGGGCGCAACCAAATAACAAAGCCGGCCAACGCCTCTATGTCTACCTTGACCCTGACACGGCCACCTGGAAGTGTAAGTTCTTAGGCTTTACCCCTACTGAGACGATAACGGACGCTGTCCTTTGGTATTTTTACAATCCACCTATGCCAGTTAAAGAAGATGACCCTATTTACCTTGACGGGGAGATGATTGGCTTCTATGCTTTAAAGGAATACTTCAGGAAAGCCCGCCAGCCAGGCTCGCAAGACGATGCCCGTATTGAGTATGAGAACCGTCTTCAGGAGCTTCTGGCTTTAGAAGTGCTTCCTTCAAGGCAGGAACTGGCAAGCTGGGGCAATTATTATCAGCACCTCGGCCAGAGCCCCAGCGAAAGGCAGTTCTATACCGGCCGGGGAAGAAGTAGAACCTAAAGACTATGCGAGTTTATCCCAAGCGTCGAAAGGACCCGAAAGTCAAGGTTTCGGGCACCCGGGGCTTCCCCTTGGGCCTCAACCAACTGACGCACCCAACTACCATTAGAAACACCGAGCTTGCCGAGGCGCAAAACGTCCTCTATTCCCAAAACGGGGTTTTGTCCAAGCGGCCTGGTTCGGTCAACTTTGGTAGTCCCCGAGGAGACTCCAACAAGGTTTTTGCTTGCCAGGGAGTTTATAACATCGGCAATCCGCCCAAAGATTACCTTTTGCGTATCTCAAGTGATGGCATCCTCCAATACTACTCTTTTACCCTAAGTGCCTGGACCGATGTTCCCAACTCCCCAACCTTCTCGGCGGTAGACACTCAAATCCTACAGGCCTATGGGAAAGTGTATTTTCTTAATCCCCAAGACACGATGTGCAAGTGGGACGGCACTACCTTTTTCACTTTTACCGCTCTTTCTAACCCGACGACCGCACCGACGCTGACCAAGAAAGGAACGGGCACGGGAGCGCTTACCTACTACTATCGTTATGTTTGGTATAACGAGGTAGGAAACACCTTGGCGTCAGAATCCAAGAGCATTGCCAATATGCCCGAGGAGCTTGATGTTGAGACCTATGTAGAGGTAGTGATGCCCGCCGCTCCAGCCGGAGCCATTTACACAGGCATCTTTCGGGGTATCACCGCTGGAGACGAGATGTATCTTGCCAAAGTGCCCGCCTCCCAAACTACTTATAATGATAAGGGTTTCGATGAACCAGACCCTCTGTATGGTGTGCCTAAGTCTAACACCACGGGAGGTTTTCATTTTAAGTTTGCTACCGTCTACCGAAGCTCTCTTATTGGCGTCACCACCGAACTGGGTGATGATACGTTGGTATTCTCGGCGGGGGGGGATAAGTTTGACTCCTTTGGCCATGCCGATGGGGGCGGCTATTACGCCTGGAGAAAAGATGATGGCGACCCCGTCAGCGCTGTCCACCCCTTTCAAGACGAGCTCTATGTTTTTAAGACCCAAAAAATCGGGGCCTTTTCCTTCGATGAGCAGGGCGGCTCGGTGCGGGATATCAACCTGGCCGTCGGGGCGGTCTCTCATCGCTCCGTTCACGCGGCGGGCAACGACCTTAGGTTCTGGTCGAGGGAAGGAGCCTATTCTTTGGGAAACGAGCCCAACTACGCCGACCTTATCCGCACCAAAGTGCTCTCCGCTCGGGCCGAGAAGACCGTGCAGTCAATGACCCCGACCGAGTTTAGCCATATCTCCGGAGTTTTCTACAAAGACCATTCCCTTTGGGGCATCCCCTTAGGTTCTCCTGGCGAGGGCATAACCTCCTGTATCGCTTACAACGAGAAATACGCCGCCTGGACGGAGTGGTTTGGCCTGACCCCCTATGTTTGGACCAAGTTCGTTGACGAAAACAACCGCGAGCGTCTCTTTTATGGCGACTCCCAATCGGGCAATGTGGTGGAGTGTTGGCAGGGCACGACCGACCGAGGCAACCCCATTGTTTGGCGGGTGGCTACAAAGCAGTTTGATATGGACCGGCCCCATCAATACAAGACCTTT